GGACCAAACCTTGAGCAATCAGCAGAAATATATATATTCCTATTTGTTCTTTCTGTTTCTTTAACAGCAATATAAAGAGTATGTTCTGGATCAGTGTCAGCCATCCTATCTGTTGGGTACATAGGCAATGCCTGATAAATTAATCTTTCTGCAGCTCTACATGAAATAACACCTATAGCATTCATTGGTGAAAATTCCCTGTAGCTATCTTTCTGATCTTTTGTTTCTGTTCTAGACACTATTGGTGCAGTGCCATTATGAAGTATAATATTGAGTGAGGATGATAGAACAGACTGGTGCAATGTAGGGAACTCAGAAGCAATATTATAAAGGTTTCTACCAACTTTTTTCATTGTTGGGTTCTTAGAATGTTCAGCAACAAGTTCCCATGCTAGAGCTGTTGATTTCCTTATAGATTGTCTCTCTTTGGTAACTGGGCCTTTCTCAACTGATCCTGTTGATGACATTATGGTGGACAAACTTTCATTCATCAAGTAAGATAGTGAATTGTTAATATTCTCTGTTTCTTCCACTAAGGTTCTTCCTCTTGATTGTTTTATGGTAATTATCAACATGCCAAGCATGTTCCATTTGAATTTTTCTTTTGTGCTAGTTAATGTTCTATCCATCTCTACTGCAGCTTTAAGCAAGTAAGAGTCGGCTGAAGATACATCTCTAGATAGCACTTCTGGATTAGATATGATACTATCTATGAATATGGAAGTCTCATTTGTGTAACCTTTTATCAATTCTGGATTGCTTTGCTTAACCCTATTAAATTCATCATCAGTTTCAACCAGGTTTAACCAGTCTATTGCTTGACTTTCTACTTTCCTATCTTTAATCTTATTGAACATGGATGAGTCAAATATTGCATCTATATACTGTGGATATGACACAACAGGTGTTGATTGGAAAGGCACAGCAACTGCAATGGGTGACTCCTCATGTATCTCTATTGTAGGTGTCACACCACTTTTTGTTAAAAATGATATGGCATGCAACTTACACATTCTTAAAAAATAGGTCATCATATGTGGTCCTTTGATTACTAAACCCTTAATTTTCTCAATAGCCCCAAATTTACTTGTTAAGGGTGAATACAGTCCAGCCATTGTGTATCTAAGTTGACCTTGTATAATGCTATCTGTTTGCCTGGTACTCAAATGCATTAGTAAAAATTCTACCAGATCCCTCCTCTTAATCTGCCTAGGCCTATCATCTTTCGAAAGTGTAAGATTATGCTGTGCATCAACGGAATACTTTGCTAGAAGAGTAGGCATTAGCTTAATCCACCATGTAACTTCTCTTTGGGATAATGTGACAGTCCGATTACGAGACCTATCATTAGATTTTAATTTTATGTTATCACACAAAAATGATGCACAAATATCAGTGACATTGTTAATTCTCTTACTTGTTGATATTGCTATGTAACAATCTTCCTCTGGGTTCATAACCAATCTAAATCTATGCTTTGGTGTTTTCTCAGATAATGCTATACTTATAGTTCTTGAATAACTATATAGTATTGATGCTACATAAAAACCAAGAGATTTTAAGGGTGAATCTTGATAAGCT